CAGGTTCGTACCAATGCGGATACTCCTCATGATGCTGCTGTGGCTCGCAACTTTGGTGCTATTGGTATCGGTCTTTGCCGCACGGAACACATGTTCTTTGAAGGTGAAAAGATTAAGGCTATGCGTGAGATGATTCTTGCGGAAGATGCGGAAGGACGTCGCAAAGCGTTGGCTAAGATATTGCCCTACCAGCAAGCTGACTTTAAGGGGATCTTCCAAGCTATGGAAGGTTGTCCGGTAACAGTTCGTCTGCTTGATCCTCCTTTGCATGAGTTCGTTCCCCACGATCTGAAAGGTCAGCAGGAAATGGCGGATGCTATGGGTGTTAGCCTGCACTATATCCAGCAACGTGTAGAATCGCTTTGCGAACATAACCCGATGTTGGGACACCGTGGATGTCGTTTGGGTAATACATATCCTGAGATTACTCAGATGCAGACGCGTGCCATTCTTGGTGCTGCTTTGGAACTGAAGAAGGAAGGCGTGGAAACACATCCGGAAATCATGGTTCCGCTGACTGGTATCTTGTATGAGTTTAAAGAACAGGAAAAGGTGATTCGTGAAGAAGCTGCTGCACTTTTCGCTGAAGTGGGTGACAGTATTGACTTTAAGGTGGGTACAATGATTGAAATACCTCGTGCTGCCTTGACTGCCGACCGTATTGCTTCTTCTGCTGAGTTCTTCTCATTCGGTACGAATGACTTGACACAGATGACATTTGGTTATTCACGTGACGATATTGCTTCCTTCCTCCCGGTTTATCTGGAAAAGAAAATCTTGAAAGTAGACCCGTTCCAGGTTCTTGACCAGAACGGTGTGGGACAGCTGGTGCGTATGGCTACTGAAAAAGGTCGGGCTATCCGTCCGGATTTGAAGTGCGGCATCTGTGGTGAACATGGTGGTGAGCCTTCTTCTGTGAAGTTCTGCCATAAAGTTGGTTTGAATTATGTGAGCTGTTCTCCGTTCAGAGTGCCCATAGCACGGTTAGCGGCGGCTCAGGCAGCTATTGAAGACCTGAAATAACGGAATAATAACCCGTAAGTAATTGATAATAGGCTATATAACCCTTTTGTGAGGGTTGTGTAGCCTATTTTGTTTTATTGACGAAATGCACGAAAAATATGCCTAATAGTTGGTAGTGTTTAGAAACTGTTTCGTATTTTTGTGCATGGGTTTAGAAGATGTTTAGAGTGTGTATTAAACTGTAAATCAATATAATTATGGCAACTTTTAAAACTTGTGTTCAGAAACAGAGAAAAGATGGCTTCTATCCGGTGTATATTCGAGTGACTCATAACCGGAAGTCTGCCTATATCAAAACCGACAAATTGATAGATTCTAAAGGATTGAGTGCTGCTGGTGATGTGAAAGATACTTTTGTCCTGAAGTACTGTATTGATAAGATAACGGAATTTATTGATCGGCTTAACAAGGTTGATACGGAGAAGTGGACTATTAATGATGTAGTAGACTTTCTCCAGCAGATAGATGAAGATATTTGCTTCTCTGATTATGCTCGCAAATATAAATTTGAGATGGCTAAGAATGGACAAGAGCGAAATGCCCGGAACTATGAATTAGCTTATCAACATTTAGAGCGTTATGCTGGAACAAATAAGTTAATGTTCTCTCGATTCACAACTAATTTTGTTGATGGATGGATTCAATCTTTGATGTCAAGCGCGAGAGCTAAAGAGATGTACCCAATCTGTATTCGGCAAATATTCAAAGCTGCCATACTTGAGTATAACGATTATGACCGTGGGCTTATAAGGATAAAAACAAACCCATGGTTGAAGGTAAAAATACCTGCTGCTGATGTGCCTGAAAAACGTGCGATTGATCCTGAAAAGGTCAGAGAGTTCTTCTCTGCCGCAATACCGGAAAGCAACTATAAGTTGTCTGTCCCAGAACTTGGTAGAGATGTAGCAATGATGATAATGTGTCTTGCAGGAATTAATACGGTTGACTTGTACCATTTAAAAAAGGCAGATCTGAGAGATGGTATTATACACTATAATAGGCGCAAGACAATGAAGTTCCGTCGTGATCATGCTTATCTTGAAATTAAACTCCCTGATATACTAATGCCGCTTTTTGATAAGTACAAGGCTGGGCCTGATAGCCCCTATTTATTCATGTTTGCGGAGAGATATAGTAGTGAAGACAGTTTTAACGCTAATGTGAATATCGGTATAAGAATTCTATGTGAAAAAAGTCTGGGGATGCAAAAGGGGGAACAATATTGCTGTTATACTTTTCGGCATACGTGGGGGACTGTGGCACAAAATAATTGTGGCGCAACTCTTGAAGAAGTAGGCTTTGCAATGAATCATTCGTCTGCTCACAAGGTGACACAAGGATATATCAAACCTGATTATACTTCTGTTTCTGTTCTAAATCAGAAAGTAATTGATTTTCTTTTTTTCTGTGCACCGGAAGAAAAGAAGAAAGAAGAGAGTGATGGCATGGAACTGAGAATTTCTCCTAAATATCAGGTTAGGGGAGAAGCTTTCTTCCGTGGAAGAAAGATAGCCTCACTTTGTGATATTGGGTTTAATAATAAAGAAGAAGTTATCACTTCATTAGTTGGGCAACTCCCTGATGATATTCCGAACAGATGTATGGTACAGTTCCGGGTGGAAAATGTGGATAAGGACCAGGTAGCTATTTATGAAAGAATGAAAGGGAAAGGTTTTTAACTGAATAGAATGTAAAAAATACAAATACTGGCAACTATATACAAGGTTTCTTTGTTTATTTGCCACAATGAAAAGGAACATAGAAATACATAAGATTGACATTTCTTCAAGTCTGCCCCTGCCTTATGCAGACGAAGGGGTTCGTGCAGGATTTCCTAGCCCGGCACAAGATTATCTTGAACAGGCAATAGATTTGAATAAGGAGCTCATAAAGCATCCGGCCAGCACATTTTACGGCCGTGTTGTTGGTGACTCAATGCGCGATGAAGGCATTGAAGAAGGAGACATTCTCATAATTGATAAATCGTTGGAATTGCTGGATGACGATCTGGCTGTTTGTTTTATAGATGGCGAGTTTACCGTTAAGAGAGTTCGATTAGAGCCGGATGTCGCATGGTTGGTACCATCCAATCCTAATTACCCATTGATAAAAGTCACAAAAGAAAATGAATTTATAGTCTGGGGTATCGTTACCTACACAATAAAAAAGAATCGGAGAAAAAGATGATGTTCGGCCTTGTAGACTGTAACAACTTCTATGCGAGTTGTGAAAGGGTCTTCAACCCCTCGCTAAACGGGAAACCTATCGTTGTTTTATCAAACAATGATGGATGTGTTATAGCCAGGAGCAATGAAGCAAAAGTTCTCGGTATTAAAATGGGAGTGCCAGCTTACCAAATAAAGGATTTAGTAAAGCAACATGATGTAGCTGTATTTTCATCTAACTATGTGCTATATGGCGATATGTCCGGACGAGTGATGTCAATGTTAGCAGAGCTGGCGCCTGAAATTGAAGTCTATTCTATTGACGAAGCATTTCTCAACCTGGCGGGGATTAAAGACCTGCAATCACTCGGAGCAAACATTGTACGGAAAGTATCTCGTGGTACCGGTATACCTGTAAGTCTTGGTATTGCTCCAACCAAAACACTTGCAAAGATGGCTAACAAATTTGCAAAGAAGTATCCAGCGTATAATCGTCTCTGCATCATTGATACTGAAGAAAAGCGTGAGAAAGCATTAAAACTGTTTGAGATTGGCGATGTATGGGGGATTGGCCGTCGTCAAGCTGCAAAGTTGGAAAAACAAGGAGTGAAGACCGCTTTTGATTTTACACAACTGCCCGGCTCATGGGTTAGAAAGAATATGACCGTTGTAGGTGAACGTACCTGGAAGGAACTGAGAGGAATATCTTGCATTGATATGGAAAGTGCACCGCCTGCCAAGAAACAAATATGTACCAGCCGCTCTTTCGGTAAAATGGTAGAAGATATTGATACTATGTCTGAGGCAATCGCTACGCATGCATCTGCATGTGCGAAGAAGCTCAGACAACAAAAGTCATACGCAATGTCTCTGATGGTATTCATCCACACGAATAACTTCCGGGAAGACCTACCCCAATATTGGAAGAACACAATAATCAAACTGCCTGTACCTACGAGTGATACTCTTGAAATAGTACATTATGCTCTTGAAGGACTAAAGAGTATTTTTATGCCAGGTTATCAGTACAAGAAAGCCGGTGTTATCATTACAGAGATAGTAACAAGTGCCCAACTTGGATTATTCGACACAGTAGATCGGGAAAAACGGGAAAAGCTGATGCAAGCCATAGATAAAGTTAATGGTGAACATAGGCATCTTGTGAAATTGGCGGTTCAAGGTAACGGAAGAGACTGGAAGCTAAAACAAGAACAGCTTTCCAAGCGTTATACAACTGATATAAATGAGGTACTAACAATCAAATGTAAGTAGCTATGTGTTTTCATAACTCCATGTCGGCAAAAGCCATTAAGCTGGCGGCCCGCTACGGCCGAAAATCGGATATAGTTGAGATATACCAAGATATTCTCAACGAACAGTATCATGTGAATGCTTTCAATTTCCCGAAATATCCAATCATCACAAGCTTGGGCGAGATTCAGGTATTCAACTGGGGGCTGATTCCTTTTTGGACGAAAGGTGAAGCTAATGCAGATGAAATTCGGCGAATGACACTTAATGCCCGGGCAGATACTATCTTTGAAAAGCCCTCATTCCGTGAGCCGATTATGAAGAAACGTTGTATAGTCCCATCGACCGGTTATTTTGAATGGAGACATGAGGGAAGTAAGAAGATACCCTACTATATTTATCTGAAAGATGAGCCTATTTTCTCTATGGCAGGAATATACGATATCTGGCTGGATAAAGTGACTGGAGAGGAACATACAACATTTTCCATCATTACGACTGATACTAATCCTTTGACTGATTATATCCACAACTCCAAGCACCGTATGCCGGCAATCTTATCTCCAGAGGATGAAGAAAAATGGTTGAAATCAGACTTATCAAAAACAGAAATATCATCTTTATTGAAGCCCTATGATGCAAAACTGATGGACGCCTATATTATAGAGAATGACTTTATAAAAAAAGCACCAACAGATCCATCAATTTTGCAAAGAGCATAAAAAAGGACGGTTACTCCGCCGTCCCTTCTACGAATTCCTTCAGTCTATAAAGTCGGTCAATTGCCGGATTATAAAAAGCATCCGGATAATGTTGCTTGATGTCGTTGATATTAGCACGAACATATATCTTGGTGTCGGTAATATGTTCAGCCTCACTTAAAGTTACCTCTTGGGGTAACTGCGCGGTCTCACCCCAGTTAATTAGAGCTTTCACGCTCTCTTCATCATAATTGTATGCCATATTGTTTTTGCAGCAAAGATAAATCATAGCAGGGAAAAGGCAAAGGAAAAGGCTTTTTATTCGGTTGTCTTAAGCTTTTCTACCCAATTGGAAATAAGAGCCGATAAAAGGATATTAACCATATCCGGCATATTTGCCTAGTTTTTTGAGAAGTAGTTTTCATGCAGCGAAGATGCTATTATTATTGTTGGTTCATCGAATTGCATGCTATAATTGTTTGTTGGATGAGATTATAACTATCGCCTTTTTTTTCTCCTTCTTCTCCTTCATCTGACATCTTACTAAAAAAGTCAGAAATAACCTTTATTGTGTTGTTGACCTTATTGAGGTCTGTTTCTTCTTTCACAAGGTCGATTGCTTTTTTGACAGCTTCCTCAGCAAGCTCATTCATTTTGGTATAGTGTTTATTGATAAAGTTGGTTTTTACCCTTGCCAGATTCAACTCTACACTTTCGGCTATTATCTGTACCTTATTGGTGTTATCAATGTCGTTCATGTATCGGGCAGACCAGTTATGTAGAGATGAGATAGACACACCAGTTTGAGCGGCTGTGAGGTAATGATTGAAGTTGTTTTCCTTCAATAGTCTTACAGCCTGTATCTTTTCTTCTTCAGTGTATGAGTTCTTCTTTTTCTTTATGAGTTTCTTCATGTGGATTGTAATTGTTTAAGTGATAATTTAATTAAATCACAAATATAATTGTAATACAGCATATTATTATTGTAAAAGCACAACTATGATATGGCGATAAATCCTTTTTTTTGCTCTTAAAAAAAATAGCTATTATGATAGGAACTGCAATTGGAATAGGTGCCAGTTTGATTGGCGGAGTAATGGGAGCAGGCAAGGCGGCAAAAGCGGCCAATGCCCAACAGCAGATGCTTAACCAACAGCGTAATAAGAATGAGGCTTGGTATAACCGTAACTACTACCAGAACTACTTAGATAGTAAAGAGGCTCAGTCTGCTATAAAGAGAGTGGAAGATACATTGCGTCGTAGAAATCAAGAGGCACAAGCAACTGCCGCTGTTACAGGTGGCACTCCGGAGGCTGTGCTTGCTCAACAGGAAAATGATCAGAAGATGATGGGAGAAGTCGTTGGAAATCTTGCTACTCGTGGTGATGCGATAAAGAGGCAGGTCGATGCTCAGAATCAGGCCAACGAGAATGCATTAATGCAGCAACAGATGGCTCAACTACAGGCAAACGAAGCGGGTGGTACGCAGTTATTGGGTAATAGTGGATCGTTAATTAGCTCAGCTCTGAGCCTGTTGGATAAGAAAGGGTAAACGTATGGCATTACTGGAATATCTTAATAAACCGGCTCCGGCTTCGATGGATGAAGTTGTAGCTCCGGTAGTACCTGAAGGACATAAAGTTTCTGAAATAAGACCGGCTGGTCCTCATATACCGAAACCTGCCTCAATGGATGAGGTTATAGCACCTGCTCAACCTGTTGCTCATGTTGTATCTGAAATAAGACCTGCTACTCCTAAACAGCCCAATTATGCGGATGCGATTGGCCAGAAAGGTCTTTATGGCTTTTTCAAGGACTTCTACCGGAAGCCGGATCTTGAAAAAGAAGAGAAGATTACTCGACGGGAACGTGCCCTTTCTTTGTTGGGGGACATTGCAAATCTGAGTGGACAGATGTTCGCTTCTTCAAAGGGGGCCCGGCAATTCGCTCCGATAAATTCACAGGTACCTAAGTATAATGAACGGTTACAACGTCTTCGGGATGCTAAACGTGTGAATGACGCTGACTATCAAAATAAGTCTCTCTCCATGATTTTTAAGGACTATGAAAGTAAACGTGCAGACGACATGTATAAACGTCAGCAAGAGGCTGCAAAGGCGGCTACAGAGTTGAAATATAATCGTGATTTAACTTTAAAACAAATAGACCAGGCGTTCCAAATAGGAATGTTGGACGCTAAAGGGAAACAGGCCTTACAGCAGCAAGCAATAAAGGCTAAGGATGCGAAAGAACTTGCTACACTCAACCATAAGTATAGATTAAATGAGATTGAAACAAAAGAAAATAGCAATAATTCCAAGATTGTGGATAGTGTTATTGGAGGTGATGGTAATGTCTATACTCGTAATACAAGACTTACTCCAAATGAAGCCCAACAAATTGTGCTCGGATCTGGAATGGGAGAGGACGACTTGGCTCCGTTCCTTTCTCATGAAAGGGACAATATGGGAAATATCACAAAGACTAAGACTGATTGGCAAGCTGCTGCCGCTTATGCATTACAGAACGGTATGATACCAGCCGAAGAACTGAAAAGTAGAGGGTTTAAGTTAGGAGGGGCAACAGATAAGAAAGAAGTTGCTCCGTGGATTAGTAACAATCAATCATCCAATAATAAAGCACCATGGCTGAAGTAAACATGAATGAAAATCGTAAGTGGCTTTATGATGTACTTACGAACAAAGGCGTTCAAATGGGCGCCTATGAGGAATTTGATAAAAATGTAGATGCAAATAAAGACTGGTTGTATAATACTGCAAAAAGTAAAGGTGTAGATATTGGGGATTATGATGCTTTTGACAAAGCTATGAGTAATAGTCAGATACCAGCTGTTACTGTTCCTCATCCAGGACAACAACAATTGCAACAGCCACAACCACGTCCGAAATCTCCATACGTTGAGGGTAAAGGTGAGGATACAATGATATTTGGTGTGCCTTATGCAGATTATCAACAGATGACTCCGGAAGAACAATCGAAACAATACAGTGCCGCAATAGAGAAAAGGAAGAATGATGAAAAAGATTTCTTCTCGAATTATATCAGTGGTCAGTTGGGTGAGATTGATAGTGAATTGAACAAAGAGAGAGAGCCGGTACCTATGCCTGCCGGTTCCGCTTTCATACCTTCTTCTGCCGTTGGTGCCGCACAAAGGTTTGGTAATGGTGATACCAAAGAGACGCAGGATCGTTATACATCGCTCCATGCAGCAAAGAACTTACTTGATGATGCTAATAAGCTTGTAGAAGAGGCAAAGAAAGGCGATACGGGCTTTTTCTCTTCACTTGGTAGAGGTTTCAAAGATAAGTTTATGGATACAGACAACTGGACCATGGGACTTACAGATACGGCATATTCCGGTTTGCTCAGAAAGGCGATTGAGAAAGAAGAGAGTGGGGAAGAGCTCTCTCCGGAAGAATCGAAGTTGCTTGATGCTGCGGCTGTAAACATGGCTACACAGGCTTACTTCTCTTCTGATATGAGTAGAGGTTATAAAGCTGGTAGTACGACGGCTCAAAGTATTCCTTTCATGCTGGAATTTGCTGTTAATCCAGTTTCTTCTTCCGGCAATGCATTAGCAAAAGGTTTGCTGAAACATGGTTTGAAACGCTTTGGCCGTGTAGCAACAAGTAATGCGGCAAAGGTTGCGGGCCGATTGGTTGGTGATGCCGCAGCCGCTGCCGGGATGACAGCTACTTCAAGTATAGGTCGCGTAGCTTCTGGAACCAACGAACGGATGATTGGTGATGTTCAAGCGACAGTAGAAGATGGTGGGATTAAGTATGCAGGCCGTGAGAATGGCATGGAGGTGGGCGAGGCCTTGGGTAAATCAGCTGTCTCTAATTTCCTCGAAAATCAGTCGGAAATGGTCTTTAATGCGTTCGCTGGTGGTGGCAAGTTGGCGAAAGAAGCATTGAGCAAGTTTATTCCTGACTTTTCTAAGCTTTCCAATAGCGAGATTGTGCAGTTCATCAGCAAGATAAAGAATAATCCTACTATCAAAAACGTTGCTGAACGTACACAGTTTCATGGGCTGTTAGGAGAATATGCCGAAGAGGTATACAACAACTTTGCCAACATTCCACTGGGAGAGATGACTGTTGAACAAGCTACAGATTTAGACAACAACATTGATACATTTCTGGGACTTGCACCGACGTCTGCCGCCTTTGGTCTGCTAGGACTTGGGGGAATGGCACGTGAGAAATTTATTACTCAGAGGAACTTACGAAGATTTAGAAACAAATTAAGCGAGGAAGATCAGGCTTTGTTTGATGAATTGCAGCAAGTAATAAATGCCGGTGACAAAGAAACGGCTAAAGCTTTTATCAAAAGGACGCTCGCAGATGATAACTTGACCTTGGAAGAAAAGAAAGAACGTGTCTTTGCTGTTCAGGATATGCAGGAAGAAAGGGTACTTGAAGATGTGCAGAATGAAGATGTGTCTGCTGGCGTTACTCCCGAAGATATTGAAGCAAATAAGATTGATATTTATCGCAATTTTAAACGAGCTGAGAGAAAAGTAAATAGCCTTTTACCTGAAGAACTTACTTCCCAGTTGGATGCAGTATCAGACCTTGGGCAATTTGCAACGGTCAATAACCTTAATGAGCAGCAGGTTTCGGCTTTGGCGGACTATCTTCCGGCAAAAGAGATATTCTCGCAGTACGTCGATCATACCAACAGCAGAAAGGAAGAAGTAAAAATGCAAGCTCGCGAACAGGCAATGGCCGACATCGAAAGGATTAGTAATCCGGAAACAGGTCTTGTTGTTCAGGCTAAACATAAGTTTGCCGATAACCCTGTTTATCTTGTGGGTGGTAATCTGTCATTTGGTGAGGATGGCTTTCTGGATCGGGACAGTTCAAGCGGGACTATTTATTATGTAGATGAAACCGGCGAGCGAAAGATGGCGCAGGCTGAGGACTTTGATAGCGTTCTGTCCGAGATCCCTATTGATGATATGATTGTTCAGGCTGAGGCTAACGCTGAACAAGATTTCATCGCTAACGAAGAAGAAAGCCTCCGTTCTCCTGATATTCCTGCACCTGTTCGTGGAGAAACTGTTATGATGGATGGTAGCCGCTATCTAATAGAGGGTGATAATATGGATGATCCAGGTCTAAGTGTAATGGCCATAAAGCTTAATGATACTGGTGAAATTGATATTGAGGATGGAGATGAACGCCCGATTAGTATTGATGATTATTATAGTCTGAAAGAGGCTGAATTGTGGCAAGATGATAATGTTCCGGCCTCTTTGCAAGAAGAAACCCAGCAAACGGAAGAGACGCCATTGGAATCTGAAACAATTCAAGAAGAAACGGACCAGGTGTCTGTTTCTGTTGAGGAAGAATCAGTCAAGGAAGAAACACCGGAACAAAGATTGCAAAAGGTTCTTGATACCCTTCCCAAGAAGAAGGACGGAAGCATTGACTATAAAAGTATGACACCACAGCAACAGTTTGACTATACCAGTGCTGTTGACTCTCCCGAAGTGGCTATTGAGGATTTGAAAGGCGATGTCGCTGCGAAGAATGAAGAACTTGAAAAAATTAATGTTCGCCTGGCAAAAGCAACCGGAGGTGAACGCGTCGAGTTACGTGATCTCATACGATCTAAAAAGAAAGAGCTGGACGAATTGAATACTTTCTTCCAGAGCGTCGTTCCTGAACAATCAGATACTTCTGAGAGTATGGAGACTTCACAGGTACCGGAAGAAGTGCGTACTGATGAGGATTATATTAGTTGGGTTGCTGATAACTCAGATGATGCCAATGAGGTTCTTGGTGCTTATTCTGCCGCTAAGGACCTGGCCAGCCATGAACAGACATTGAAACCATGGCAACGTGAGTTGCTTGGTAGAAAAGTTAGTACTTCTTCTTTTAATCGCTTTGGTGATCGTAATCAGATAACCGGTGCTTTAGCGAAAGGTTGGCTAAGAAAAGACGGTCAAGAAATAGATACTATTGCTCAGGAATTAAGTGAAAATGGGGTAGAGGTGACAGAACAGGATATAGTTGATTTCATGCTTACTAATCCTTCGAACCATGTCAGTCAGGTATCAGATACAATGCGCTCTTTATCTTCCAAGTTCAGTGAGATAGCCACCAAAGAAATGGGTATTCCTGTTGGTGGTCCGGAAAGTAACACAGGTCGGTTGTACATCAAACTGAAAGAGGCGGATCAAAAAATAGATAAATTGACAGATAAACAGAAGAATGAAATAGAGGAGGCTTTGTCTGCTGATATGGATGCTTCTGATACGCAGCGCACCGATAGCTATTATGAGGCTTTAGATGATTACATTCAGCAATACGATCAGTTCCGTAATGAGTTTGATGAAGAAGCTGCAGATGAAGCTATAATTCAGTCTATGGAAGAGAATAACCCGGAACTGTATCATGGTGGTTTTACTGCTGATGAATTAGATGACATTTACTCACAAATTGAAAATAACAATGGAACAGAAAGACAGACAGAGGATAGCCGAGAAAATCAATCTCCGTTATCTGGAGAAGAAGTTGAACAACACGAAGAATCCGGAGCACCGGAAGTTGCTGCAACAGAGAATAGAGAAAGTGAAAAGCAGAATAACGGAGTTGTCCCCAATGAACAATTTGAAGTTATAAAAGAGCAGAAGCCAGTAAATATAGAACAACCTACAGGAAATGATTTATCTGTTGTAGAACCATCTTCCTCGACTCAGGAAAATGGCAACAATGCTTTGAACTCTGAGGACTATTCTGTAAATTTGCAGGGTGAAAATCAAAAAGTTAACGAAAATGACGAAGTATCTGAATCAATTCCACAAGGAGAGCACGGAACGTTGCCTGAAATATCTGGCGAACAGGAAGAACCGGTCTATCAATTACGACGAAGAATTGAAGAGGCATCAAGAAATGCATCGGAAAGCGAAAGTGGCAGAGGCCACCAGCAAGAAGTAAATCAAATGATCGAGGCACAGGCCAAAGAAAGCGGCTTGTGGACTCCCATACAGAATCTTTCCAACCTCGGTACACCATTCCTTAGCGGAAATGAAAATGATACTTATTTAGATCGAGAAAACGATGCTGTTTACAAGATGAATAACTTGGTAAACAGTAAGAATCTTCCAGAATTATTCAAACGCATTGACCTTCATAATGAGCTTTTTCCGCAGACAAAGTATGAATTAGTTGGTTTTACAGGTTTCGGTAATGGCGGTGCCATTTATCCAATATATAAACAAGAATATATAGATAATGCAGAGTTTGCCACTCCAGAAGAGATTGGTAACTATATGCAGGCTCTTGGCTTCAATAAAACAGGTGAAGCTGAATATTTAAATGGAGACGTTACCATATCAGATCTGCGCCCACGTAATGTATTGAAAGATACAGAAGGTGATGTTTATGTCATTGACGCTGATTTCAAACGTAATATTCCCACCCCGAAAGAAAACAATCCAGCACAATTTGTTTCTCCCCAATTGGAACCTGGGGAAGATATATTGGATTATACCAATAGAATATCAGAGTCTAAGCGTCTATTTGATGCTGAACAGGAAGTAGATACTAATCCAACTGAAGCACAGAAGTCAGCCGGTAACTATAAGAAAGGGCATATTAAGATTGATGGGTACGACATTACTATTGAGAACCCGAAAGGTAGTGAACGTTCGGGGGTAGATACTAATGGCCAACCGTGGAGTGTTACCATGAACAACACCTATGGTTATATCCGTGGTACGGAAGGAGTGGACGGTGATCATATTGACGTATTCTTGTCGGATAATCCGGCCGGTGGCAAAGTATATGTCATTGACCAGATGAATGAAGACGGTTCCTTTGATGAACACAAGGTAATGTATGGCTTCAATTCTGCTTTGGCAGCAAAGAGGGCTTACATGAAGAACTATTCTCCAGGTTGGAAAGGTTTAGGAAAGACTACAGAAGTATCAAAAGAGGTGTTCAATGAGTGGGTGAAATCTTCAAAACGTAAGACGAAACCTTTTGCTGAATACAAGATTGCAAAAGAAAATGCTGATAATATCGCAGAAATACAGTCAGAAGACGTATTACAAGCCGACACGGTGGAATATGGGGTTTCCAATAAATTGGTGTCTAAGGATAGATACGAAGAATTGAAGAATAAACTTCGTGGAAAGCTTGGACAAATGAATATTGGTTTTGACCCTGAATTGTTTTCCATCGGAGCGGAGATGGCGGCATATCATATTGAAGCTGGTGCCAGGAAATTCGCAGATTTTGCTCAAAGAATGATTGAAGATGTTGGCGATGCCGTTCGTCCATATTTGAAATCTTTCTATGAGGGTGCACGCCAGTTCCCGGGTATGGAAGACTTTCAGAAGGACATGGATGAATACCATGCAGTGAAGGACTTTGATACTGAATCATTTGATAAGGCTGTAGAGCCCATAGATAAAGCTACATTGCCTGCCAAAGAAAGTAAGTCAAATAATAGGAAATCATCTGAGAATACGGTATCTTCGCAAAAGAGTGAAAGTAATAAGCCTGCCGAGATGCAGGATTTGTTTAATCAAAATTTAGAAGATCATGGCGAACAGAGAAACTCCGAAGAGCGAAATCCGGATACGGATAGAAGCATGGGAGGAAAAACACGGGAAGAAGCTGTCAGAACTGAACGGCGAAGAAACGATACAGGCGTGCATGGACATAATGTGCCTGACACGGACAGAAGCGGAAGAATACCTGAGTCAACAGGCCGCGTCGTCTCTCCTGTAAAAGTTCAACGAAATCGAAATAACTATAATTTCGGTGAGAACCACATTGATGTTCCTGCCGGTGATGTTGCCAAATTAAAGGCAAACATTGATGCCATCCGTACACTTAGAGAAGTGGAGAATAGCGGAAAGCCGGCTACGGAACAGCAAAAAGCAAAGTTAGCCCGTTATGTAGGCTGGGGAGGATTGGCTAACGCATTAGATGAAAATAAATTTAAAGCCAGTGAACGTTCTTGGATTGCCGATGCCAACTGGAACGCGAAGTACCTCCCTTACTACAAGCAACTAAAAGAATTACTCTCTCCTGAAGAATTTAGAAGTGCGGTCCAATCAACTACTACGTCGCATTATACTCCCGAACCTATAATCCGAAATCTTTGGAACATTGCTACACGCGTAGGGTTTACCGGTGGAATGATAAGTGAACCAGCCATGGGAGTGGGGCATATTCTTGGTTTGATGCCTAAAGGTATTGCCGAAAATTCTCAAATCAGCGGTTTTGAGATTGACAGTTTATCTGGGAGGATAAGTAAAGCATTATATCCAGATGCTAATACAAAGGTACAGGGCTATGAGACGGAGTTTGCTCCACAAAGTAAGGATCTTGTTATTACCAATGTGCCTTTTGGTAAAGATGCTCCTTATGATAAGTTCTTGGATAAGTCGCTTAGGAAAAAGCTTGGTGGGGCATACAATCTTCATAATTATTTTATAGCAAAGGGATTACTTGAACTGAAAGAAAATGGTTTAGGAGTATTTATTACGTCGTCTGCAACTATGGATGGTGCTGACAGCCGGTTCCGTGAATTTGTTGCCGGTAATGGTTTTGATATGGTTGGAGCTATACGCTTGCCCAATGATGCTTTCCAAAAAAATGCAGGTACGAGTGTTACGGCTGATATTCTAGTATTCCGTAAGAGAAAAGCAGGTGAGGTGGCTAATGGCGTGAATTATATTTCCACTACTCCTGTGGGAGAGGGTACCTATGAAGAAAAAGGCGAGAAGCGGACGAAACCCATAATGATTAATGAATATTTTGCTGCCCGTCCTGAAATGATGCTGGGAGAAATGATGACGGCATTTGATGCTGGTAGTGGTGGCTTATATAGTGGAGCTTCGCAGACATTAAAGGCTCGGTCTGGTCTGGACTTATCTCAAGCGATTAGTGAAGCTATCGGAAAGTTACCGGAAAATATTTTGGGAAAGGTAGAGAATAGTGCTGTGGTTAAGGATAAAGAACAAACCACCCAGAAAGATGGAACATTGACCGTTAAAGATGGAAAGATATATGTTGCCATGAGTGGGGTTTTAGAACCTGTTCCCGTAAAAGAAACGTTTACCTACAACGGTAAATTGCAGAAAACGGTAGATGCTGTACAGAGTTACAATGATCTTAAATCCACACTAAAGAAACTTATTGCTGCGGAACAGAGCTTAGATATAGACCCTGAACCTATAAGGAAAGAGCTAAATAAGCAGTATGATGCTTTTGCAAAAAAATACGGTACACTCAATCATAACAAAGCATTAGATAATGTTCTCGTAGAAGACTTTGAACGTTACCTTCCTCTATCATTAGAAGACGTTACCAAAGTGCCATCTGCCACAGGTAAATCATCGGTTTACCAAATAACCAAAGGTAAAGGCATTTTGGATAAACGAGTTAGTTATCCTGTGAAAGAACCATCTAAAGCGGATAATTTGCAGGATGCTGTAAACATCAGTCGCTCCTATCGTGGCGCTATAGATATCCCATATATTTCTCAACTAATAGCGAAGAGTGAGGAGGAAGTTATTGATGATATGTTGCGTGATGGGGTGGCATATCGTGACCCTTTGACTGGTGACTTAATAGATAGGGGTACATATCTTTCCGGTAATGTTAAAGAAAAACTGGAAGAGGCAAGAACAGCAGCGGAACGTGACCCGGCCTTTGAAAAGAATGTGGAAGAACTTATCAATGTCCAACCTGAAATGATACGCTTTGGTGATATAAGTTATCGTCTTGGTACCCCCTGGATACCTACTGAGTTCATTGATAAGTTTGCGGAGGATGTCTTAGGGCTTTCGGATACTGGATTGAATTTTGTTTCAGTATTAAATGAATATGTCACAGGCAAATCTATTAGTGTAGCAGATTATGCAAAAGCCGGCATATATAAAACTGACCGGCTTGGAACGATTAATTTATTCGAGGCTGCATTAAATCAACGGAAACCGAAAGTTTATGATGAGATTAAAAACGGGGAACAAAAGATACGTGTCGTCAATGAGGTGGAGACACAAGCCGCTGCTGAGAAGGTAATGGAAATCTCTGATAAATTCATTGAATACATCGACGGGCAGAAAGCGTTTCATAAAGAGTTAGAACGGATTTACAATGACAAGTATAATAACTTCCGCCTGAAGGAATATGACCTGCCAGCTTTTGAACATTATCCAAATTCTAATTCCCAAATAACATTGCGTATCCATCAAATGAGAGCTGTACAGCGTAGTTTAGGGGAAAGCACTTTGTATGCTCATCAAGTAGGTACAGGCAAAACATTCACGATGATTACCACCGCGATGGAAATGCGGCGTTTGGGAATCGCCAGAAAACCTATGATTGTTGTTCAAAATGCCACATTGGAAGATTTTGTAAAAGACTTCTATAAACTATATCCAGGTGCTAATGTCTTGGCTCCTGGGAAAGACGAACGAAGTGCAGATAATCGTAAACGTTTATTTAATCTGATTGCAACGGGGGATTTTGATGCGATTATCATACCTCAATCATTTATGCAATTTATACCGGATGATGAGGGGCGAAAGAAGAAACTCATTCAACAAAAAATTGAGGAGTATGAGAGAGTTATTGGGGCTACTGAGAATGACTCTTTGAGGCGTAGATTAGAAAAGGAAGTAGCTGACCTTCAAAATCAATTTGAAGGAGTTGAGAAACCTAAAAAACGATCAGTAAAAGATAGGGCCAAGGCTGAGAATCGTATCAAAACTAAAATGGAACGCCAGCTTGATCGGAGAACTGACGATGTATTGACTTTTGAGCAAATGGGCATAGATGCATTGTTTATTGATGAGGCTCATAACTATAAGAAGATTGGGTTTGTTAGTAAGATGAGCAATGTTAAAGGTATTGATACTACTGCATCCCAACGTGCAAACAGCTTGCTACTAAAGGCCAAATGGGTACAGGAGAAGAATAACGGCCGTAATGTAATACTTGCTACCGGTACTCCTATAACGAATACGATGGCAGAAGTCTGGACTATGATGAATTTTGTTGCCCCTGATATTCTTGAAGCTTATAACATTCAGACTTTTGATGAATTTGCAACAACATTCGGTACGGTGGAACCTTCTCTTGAATTTACGGCTACCGGGAACTTCAAAATTGCGGACCGCTTTAAGAGTTATGTCAATGTACCGGAGTTGGTGAAAGCTTTCCGTAGTCATGCCGATGTTGTTTTGACGGAAGATGTAGAAGAGTTTCAGGAAAGTAGTAGTATTCCAAAACTCCGGGATGGAGCGATGACCAATATTGTCATTGATAAAAACGAAGATCTGGAAGACGTAATGCAGATTCTCATAAGTGAGTTGGAAAGATTCAGCAAAATGAGCGGTAAAGAGAAAAGAAGAATGAGCGCACTTCCTCTTGTTGTTTTTACTAAAGCAAAACAAGCTGCGATTGATCTCCGATTACTTAATCCTTCATTTGCAGATAATCCCAATAGCAAGACTAATCAGGTTGTATCAAATGTCGTAAAACTCTATAATGAAAGTAACGCGGATAAAGGGGCACAACTTATTTTCTGTGATAGTTATCAGTCTCCCGGGGAACAGCCCAAAATGGATTTGTTTGACTATGATCCGAATACTCCTCGTTTCAATCTTTATGAGGACATAAAACAAAAACTGATAGCCCAGGGAATACCTGCCAAAGAAATTGCTATCATTAATAACTATGATGGTGAACGTCGGAAAGGTTTGTTTGAGAAAGTACGCTCTGGTGATGTTCGTATATTACTTGGCAGTACTGAGAAAATGGGAGTAGGCGTTAATGTTCAGGATCGCTTATATGGTTTGCATCATATTGATGCTCCGGTACGTCCTATGGACTTTGAACAAAGGAATGGTAGAATCCTTCGGCAAGGCAATAATTATGCTCTGTGGGGCAAACCTGTAAATGTAGTGACCTATGGTGTTCAGGGAACTTTGGATGCTACAGCTTATGACCGCCTGAGAATAAAACAGAACTTCATTAATCAAATGATGAAAGGTAATGTTTCTGGCCGTATTATGGAAGAACAGGATGATGAGGACCCCAGCGGAATGACATTTAACCAGATGGCAGCTACATTGTCCGGTGATAAGACGGCTCAACTCCTATTTGTTGCTGAGAATTTATTAAAGAAACTACGTAATTTAAAACGAAGTGATGCAAACAGTAAGAGTGGTATGGCTGAGAGTATTGAGTATGCCAGAAATCGAATTATCCATGATAAAGGTCAGAAGAAAGTATATGAACGTGCCTATAAAACTATAAGTGAGTATTTCCCTGACGGCGTTGAGAGTGTTACAGTTGACGGTAAAACTTATACGGAGAAATTTGGACCTGCATTAGAGCCGGTTATTGCCTCTTATGAAGATGCATATAGCCTTAATCGTGGGACAGCGCCTCTAAAAATAATGTTGAATAATAGCAAGGCGGAAGTCATTGTTCATTTCAATGAGGGTAGGATGGTGTATGAACTGTATGCTGGCAATGAACATATTGTTGAAGGACGCCAATTCAATGGTGGTAAAGGTTTGATGTCAAGTATTGAGCACCAATTGAAGGCCGTGGAGAAAAACTTGTCTGATATTGATGAGAAGATAGCTTCCTATGAAAAGAGGGTCCAGGGACTAACGGAAGCAATGAATACTCCGTGGGGACGCGAAGATGAATTAAAAGCAGCTGAAAAGGAAGTTGAGGGCTTGAAAAAACAATTGGAAGAAAAAGCTAAAGCATCGGATGAAAATAAAAAATATCGTATTGCTGAAGATGAAAGTACAAGGAATAGTAAGCGCCTGTCTTCCGTTATAGTGGAACAGGCGAAGATGTTGAATACTCCTGTACGGATTATAAACAGCATTGATGAATTGCCGAATGATGATGATGCTCGCATCCAAATAGAAAATGGAAGTAATGTGAAAGGATGGTTTGATTCAAAAACAAAAGAAGTTGTCGTTTACCTGCCTAATGCCGTATCTGTTGAAGATGCGCAGGCTACTGTATTGCATGAAACTGTTGGACATCGTGGGCTGAATGAAGTATTCGGGGAACAGTATGATGATTTCATTGATAAGGTTTTTGAAAATGCTATTCCAGCAACAAGAAGGAAAATCATTGACCTTGGAATTAAACGCGGGTACGATTTTCATTTGGCCACAGAGGAATATCTTGCTGAATTGGCCGAAAAAGGTTTTGAACGTGAAAATGGTTTCTTACAGACAATTAAGTCTTTGCTCACAGATATGCTCCGTCGAGCTAAAATCAAACTTGGTTTCAGATTGAATGATGGAGATTTACGATATATGCTTTGGAGAACCTATCAATTGAAGACAGAAGGACACTCGACAGATGCTTTCGCTAAGGATATGTCCATGCGATATAAATTGAAAGTTGGTAATTACCGAGAGACACCGGTTCGGAAAAAATACAGGAGTGATAATGCAACAGCTGAAAAAGATGTAGCTAAACATTTGTATGAGGCCCGTACTTTAGATAGGATGTATAAGTATCAAGAAGCGTATCAAGATAGCATGTTGGGGTTGAAAACTCTGCAAGAAGCACTTGAAAAGGAAACAGATAAACCTATTGCAGATTATGAAAATGCTTATATGGCCGAAAATCAATTAAGCAGTAGGAATTCATTTGAACAGGAATTTTATAAAATGAATTTCTTTGATCCGATAATGTCAGAAGTGAACAAACTAATAAAGACTGGGGTAGAGTATGACGATATATTGGATTATTTGAAAGCTAAACATGGTCTTGAAAGAAATGAAGAATTTGCCAAACGTGCTGCGGAGAAAGCAAAGGAGCCATTTCTTGAAAAGCTTAATGATTTGGAAAAACTTTTGGCCAATGGTGGTATTGATGGGTTAACTTTTGATGAGGAGCGAGATAATTTAAAGTCCGAGATGGAAGAAGCTGCAGAGGATGCATATTTTGAGGCTCGTGGAAAAGACTTCTCCGGCTTGTCTTCTCTTACTAGTGAGAAAGAGAATTTTACTACTGAGGCTGAGAAGTTAGTATCTACTTTTGAAGAAGCTAATGAGACTACTGTTCTTTGGGAAAAGATTAATGCTGCAACAAAAGAAAGTCTCAAAAAGACCTATGAGTGCGGCTTAATGACAAAAGATGTTTATCAGAAAGTTAGTACTATGTTCAAGTATTATATTCCACTACGAGGCTGGAAAGAGGATACTGCAGCAGATGTTTATGATTATATCATGGAAGAACGTCCAATATTCAATGTACCTGTGAAGAAAATGGAAGGTCGGGTGTCTGAGGCTGACGATCCGCTGGTAACAATAGCTAATATGGCCGAAAGTGCCATCATGCAGGGGAATAGGAATCTTATGAAACAACGATTCCTGGCAATGGTTATTAATCATCCAACAAGCCTTGCTACAGTGAAGCAAATGTGGTATACCTATGATGGGGTGCGAGATGAATGGCAGCAAGCTCTACCTGAGATACCGGAAGACGCAACAGGGGAGGAAGTGGCTGCTTTAGTCGAAGAATTTGAAAGAAGAATGGTAGAGCTTGCAAGAGAAGGACTGGCTCGCAAAGGACGGTTAGAGGTACCATATAGGGCATTGCCCAGAGAACAAAGGCAGCACATGGTCATAGTAAAGAAGGATGGCCTTGAATACACTGTTTATATCAATGGTAATCCAAGGGCGGCACAGGCTATGAATGGTTTGACAAATCCAGATAGTGGTTCCCATAAACTTGTAAACTTGGTTAAGCGCATCAATCGGCAAATGGCTGCAAACTTTACGACCAGAAATCCGGCTTTTGTAATTAGCAATTTGGCAAGAGATGTGATATTTTCCACTTCCGCAATAACTATTAAGGAAGATCATAAGTATTCAAGTCGTTTTAGAAGGAATCTAATTAAAAATGGACTGGGGTTAAGACTTGGAGAATTGTTATATAAGTCTGAGAAGAACTCTCTCGACCTGAATAATGAATTGGAACGTTATTTTTCGGAGTTTCTTAAAAATGGTGGAGAAACAGGCTACACGGCGTTACATAGTGTAGAAGAACATCGAAAGATGATAGAGCGTTCAATTATGGATGCTAAAGGCCTTGTCGATTTGGGACGGATATTTGGAGTTAAACCAGGTAAAGTTACCGTACCTACAACAATGGGGATTGTACCTGCTTTCCAGTTTATGGCAAAATGGACTGAGTTTGGTAATAGATGTGCTGAAGATGTAAGTCGTTTCACTACTTATATGACGAGCCGTCAAATGGGACGGAGCATTTCAAGAAGTATTAGTGATGCAAAAGAAGTTACGGTGAATTTCAATAAAAAAGGAGCTGGTGGCCTGGGCGCTACTACATTTAAGTCTCTTTTCTTATTTTTCAATGCTGCTGTACAAAGTTTAGCTAATTTTGCGAATTTAGCAAAGGCTAATCCAAAGCGTTTTTCTGCTGCAATTGGTGGCTTTACTGCAGCTGGGATATTATTGCCTATCATGAATAACTTACTCATTGGTATGTTTGGTGGTGATGATGATAAAGATGCCTATGAAAACCTGCCGGAATGGGTAAGGAAGAATAATTTCTGTTTCTGGTTAGGTGGTGATAAGTTCCTTACTATTCCAATACCAATCGAATTGCGTGCTTTTTATGGAGCTGGCGAACTGTTCCGTTCTTATATGGAAGGTAAAGGGGATAATCGCAATATTGGAATGGAGTTGATGGGACAGTTTACCGAATTACTGCCTATTAACCCATTTGGTGGTGGAGAGTGGAATATTCCCAAAGGTACACCAACGAAAAATATAGTTGGTACTGTTGTTGGCAATCTAATGCCTGATGCTGGTAAACCGGTTTATCAGGTAGCACAGAATAGAAATTTCTTTGGTAAACCCATTTACAAAGATAATTTCAATGAACTTATGCCGGAATGGACTAAAGCTTATGCCGGCACATCTAAGGCTCTTGTTTCCTCTGCCAAATTACTGAATGAAGTAACGGGTGGTGATAAATACGATAGAGGGCTATTAAATATGAACCCGGCAATTTTTGAACATTTCTTTGAAAGCTATTTTGGAGGATTGGGGAAAACCATAAATCAGGTCGGAAAGACGGTTTCAATGATTTGGGACGAAGATGAAAGAATGTGGCGGAGTGTTCCTGTATTAAATCGGTTCTTGAGTGGTGGTGATGAAAGGAATGTTTTCAGTCGCGTAAATGAGGCATACTTTAATTACTTAGGCGAGTATAAGGTCGTTGAGAACAGACTTCGCGGCTATAAAAAAGAAATAAAGACTGGGAATGAACAGTATAGAGCGAAGTTGAAAGAATTGGAGAACTCATCTGAATATGAACGTTACTCGGTATTAAAGAAATATCAGAAACGAGTAAAATCATATCAGGATTTGATAAAAGAGGAAACGGATAGGGAGACTCGAAAAGCGTATGAGACTGCCCTGAACCTTCTTAAAGCAGAAATAGTAGAAGAACTTCGGAGCATTAAGTAGCTTTTGTTGTAAATCAACAACTACCTAATGGGTTAACTGTCTTACTTTTGTGAAAAATGTGTTGCTATGAATAAGTTTTTGAATAGAAATGTAAAGCCAGTACGTAAGAAAGATGCTTCTCGTGAACAGAGACGTAACGAGAAGCATCTGGATATTCTGGATGAATTCAGTAAATATTGGGCTTCACTGGATGAGGCTCGTCAAAAGATGCGCCGTAGTGTGATGTACGCTTATGAGGACCAGTGGGGAGATTATATTAAAGACCCGGAAACGGATTTGATGATAAGAGAAGCGGACTTAATCAAAAAGAATGGTAAGGTTCCATTGAAAAACAATATGATTAGTCCCATTCTTAAAAATATTGACGGGCAGTTTCGTAATAATGTAACTCAGTCTATCTGTACGGTCCGGGATCAGAAAGAGGCCAAAATCGGAGAGATGATGAGTATTGCGGTTGAATATGTCCATGATCTTAATGAAATTCGGGAGTTGGACTCTGATAGTCTCAGATTAATGTTATGCGGTGGCTATGTGGGCCAGCGTGTGGAATATGGCTGGAACCCGGCTAAACGGATGAATGATGTTTGGGTTTATGGCTGTAATCCAGCGCGTATGTTTTTCAATACGAATATTGAGGATGTCCGTACCTGGGACTTGAATTGTATCGGTGAAGTGTATGATATGCCACTCGATAAGGTTGTTTCCCTATTTGCTAAAAGCCGGGCTGATAAAGAGTGGATTGAGAACATATATCGTGTGAGCGACACATATCTTACTTATGATGGTTTGCAGGGGAGGGAAACGAAAGATTTAGATTTCTACACCCCATCTCGTCCTGATTTGTGCCGGGTTATCTTTGGGTGGAGGTTGGAGAGCCGGGAGGCATACTTCTGTCATGATACACTGAAAGGTACATTCTACTATATAGGATTGAACGAAAAGAAGGAAATTGATTGGGAGAATCAACAGCGAACGAATGAGGCGCTTGCTCATGGTGTTTTGCCGGAGGATATATTGTTGATCGAATATGAGTATGGCAATGAACAGTATTGGTATTACCGGTACATGTCCCCTTGGGGAGACATTCTTCAAGAAGGCCGGAGCCCTTATTGGCATGGTTCGCATAACTATGCTTTCCATGTGTACCCGATGATACAGGGAAAGGTCTTCAATTATGTAGAGGATTTCATAGACCAGCAACGTGCTATCAACCGAACAATGACATTGATTGATTTCATTCGTAGTTCGTCTTCCAAAGGTGTATTGATTGTTGATGAATCGGCTTTTGAAAGTATGACTCGCGAAGAAATAATCGACGAATATGTGCGGTATAATGGAGTTCTGTTCTGTAACCTGAAAAACGGTCAGAATCTTAGTAATGTCGTTCAGCAATATAATGGCCAGGCAGCTGTTGCCGGTGATTATGAGCTATTGAATTTGCAGTTGAAGCTTATCAATGATATTTCCGGCGTGAATAGTGCGATGCAAGGTAAACAACCTAGTGCTGGTACAGCTGCCAGTCTGTATGCGCAACAAGTTCAGAACTCTTCATTGAATTTGAAAGGAATGTTTGAGTCATTCAACTCATTCCGTAAAAGAAGGGATTATATGGTTATGCAAACTATCCAGCAATATTATACTTCAGCCAGACACATTGACTTGTCTGGGAGAGATTATTCGGAAGAAGCAAAGTACTATGATCCGGATAAAGTTCAGAATGCACAGATTGACCTGAAAATCACTGAAGGTACTAATACCCCGTCATTTCAGATGTTACAGAATGACTTCTTGATGCAACTCTTTGAAAAAAATGCAATTGGTGTCAAGATTTTGTTAGAAAATTGCTCTTATCCGTTTGCTACAAAGATACTCGAAGCTATTAAACGAAACGAGCAGGCTTTGATGAATCAGCAGGCAATGGGGGGCATTCCGCAAGATGTAATGCCAGGTAATAACAATCTTATGCAGAAAGTGAATAATGACCGATTCGCCACTCCAGAAGATGGTATCGTGAAAACTGCTGCTTAAATTGAAGCTTCGCTGACAATCTTTGTTTTTTTAGACTTCCTAAACTCCCGCATAATTCGCGGGAGTTGCCATTTATAGCAAACATATACAAGGATGGCTGTCGCCATCAGGTAGTCGTCATGACAGCCTTCAGCGGCACCCATCTCCTTGCCATTTTCCTTTAGTTCATACGTATCCATCTCGAACGTGGTTGGCTTACTTCTCTCAATATATAGAAAGTCACGCATTGCGGATTTAAGGAAGTTGATAATAGTAGGCTTAGTTTTGGGATTGGTGTGGAAACCATATTTAACCGGTAGTCCTTGTTTAATTTGTTCTGGTGATGTACGCGAATAAAGGTTGTCGTAATATTCCACCACTTCATCCAATACATAATCGAAGTTGTCACCTTCTGTTCCTTCTGTTTCAAGTGTGTTACTTTCAATAACAAGTACAGCATTTCCGTATGCAGCCGCTATCTGTACGGCTTTCCATATTAATAAATCGTGTTCGATATGCCCATGCCATTCGGCGACAATTTCCGGTAGTCCGCCTTCTTCAAGCATTGGGAGCCGGTCAGCGACTTTAATACATGAGAAATCTGCTGCTGATGATGTACCGCCAATGTCGACACTAACCACGTATCGGTCATAGTACTTCTCTGTATAGTCGGGAAGAGCCCATACCCACAGGATGTTATTCAGGTCCTTTGTAGGTTCTATGTGCTCAAAACGAATATTAGATAGTGCATTCTTACCCTTAATATCGTTTGCTACAAATTCTCCATAAAAACAAGGTGGGAGAGTGGTTGTCCGAACTTGTTCGACGTATTTTTGTGGGAATATTCTCCGGCCCGTGCTTTGGAATGCTTCAGCGGCCGTAGACGGATATTCAGAACACATGCGCCATTTATCTTTAAATTCCAGCGATTTATCTCTGTACCAAGCAATAGCTTCTAAAGTTGCACCAAGCTCAAACAGCCAGTATTCATATTCGGTCATGGTGGCAATAAACGCGTTGTATGTTTTGGGATCGATACGTTTTGAATATATATCAATCATGAACCAGGGAATGAATACCGGAGTGAAATTATTACGTCCTTCGACTGCATCCAACCATGTACGATGAAAATAGTTGCCTACTCCTTTGGCGGTGGATTCCAAAACCTTGATAGTATAGGGTCCGCTGAGTATAGAACCGAATATGGATTGTACAAGGTCTTCCGGTTTCTTTCCCTTAGTTTCTTTCCATAAACCCACTTCTGTCAAATGGGCCATTGAAATATCTTCTGAACGAAGACTTTCCGGTTTCTCTGCCGAACCTATAGAATATCGGCTATTCGTTATATTGATGGAACGCGTCTTTTGTGAGCCTTGATAAGGATTCGTTTTTAGGCGAATACCGCCCGTTGCCCATGTAGGCATATTGTCGACAGCTTTTTGAAGCATACCAGATACATTCCGGGCTGCGGATTCAATGTGTCCACAGATAGCAGAGTTCCAATTGGAACGGTGTATAAGCTGTATCCACAACATATAAAGCTGAGTAAGTGTGGAACCACCCCATTGCCGGGCCTTACACAGAATAATGTCAATAGGGACACCAGCTATGCGAAGCTTTTCCAGTTCTTTTAAATAGTATCTTTGTGCCCGATTAAGTAAAAATGCTATGTCTTTTCCTTTTCCTTTCGCCGATATCTGAATACATGAATAGGCCCAGTATTCAAAGTCATAATTTATTCGTTCCTGGCAAAAAGATGTCCAAAGCTCATTCCTTATCTTATCCGATATACCCTGTTTGAGGATGAACTTGATATATCCATTAAATCCAATCTCAATGAGCTTTTTCACAAAACCGGTTTCCGCAAATGATTCCGGAAGATACATTTCTTCAATTGGACAGTCTTTTATATAGACCTTTTTCCGGAGAATAGATGTTGATCCTTCGCCGGTTATCGGATTATATGGACTTCGTATGATCGCAAGCCGTTCTCTGTTTTTCTGTATTATTTCATTTACGGTCATATATAAACCTCCTGGATAAGAGGCTTACCGCAAATGATATTAGAAAGCTATATACGTGGATAAGCGTATTGATATGTGGAGCGAATAAGCCCGTGGTTAGAAATGAAAATGCAAGTAGGAGAATGATTTTCGGCATATAACGTCGTTCAATGCCGGCTGTAATAATGCCTACCATAGATAAGACTATTGCTGAGGCACCAACTGTCGGTTCCTGATAGGTTGCAAAGATTGCTGAGAGAATAGGAATTATAGCCATTATTGGCATAATGATATACAGGTTGAAGTTCCGGAGCCTTCTCCAGTAAAACAAGAATAATGCAGAATTGATACTTAGATGAAAAAAATTAGTGTGGACAAAGCTATAAGTAATATAGTTCCACCATTCGCACCCATTGTATATACCTAATTGCGTAGTGTCGCAATAAAAACCAATGGAGTATATGAATACAAGGAAAATGATAAATATCATCTTATCTGTTCTTTATTGATTTATAAATGATGCCTCTCATTGTATCTATTGCCACGTAGTAAGAAGGCGCTGGCTGTTCTATGATATATTTTAATACGCAATAACCTGGCGCCTTCATTTCTTGTTTGTACTTTAGAAATCTGGCGTATAAGTCTTTATACATACACAATTTATTTTCATTGGAAACTTTGATAGGTTTTCCACGATGCATAAGTGATATAACCCTACGCGCATTATCATATGTTATGAAAAAACGAGGTGCCTCTTTCTTCATAACTTCCTGAATAATTTCTTCGGTTGAAATATAAGGCATACTTTTTCGTAAGCTTTTCAATGCATCAAAGTATGCTTCTCTTATAGAATTATCTCTTATTTCTCTGAATATATCATCCATTATAATAATGTTTTATGCAAATATAATTAAAGTAATACTTTAAAAGTTGCGATTTTACTAAAAACGCAGCTTTTAGTTGTAAAAACGCAGGTATAGTTTTCCATTTTAGTGCTTTTTTTGTGCATTAAATAATTAAAGAATTTGCTTATGGAAGATATCAAAGAAATGAATGATGAAGCGGTGGTTGACAAAACAGAATCAGTTCCGGGTACCGAACAAGTTCAAACTCCTACCAAACGGGATCAGTTGAAATCACTTTTGAGCGATGAAATTCCCGGTTATAATGCGGATGATGATGAATCTTCGGCTGAAATGTTGATGGGATATATCAACGGGAATAAGGAACAACGCAATAAACTTGCCGAAGCTTTGCAGCAAGATCCTCGTTTGGCTCAGATGCTTGCCGATATTGTAAACAGGAAACGCGGTGCCGGTAATGCAATGGCACGTTATTTTGGCAAAGATTTGCTTACTGCGGAAGAAGGTACTCCGGAATATGATGATATTCTGGCAGCCGAAGAAGAACGAAAGCAGGAAATGGAGGCGATGGAGGCCAGCAAGAAGGAATATAATGATAACCTTGAAAAGAGCATGCCTATTGTAGAGGGGTGGTGCCAGGAGAAAGGTTATGATATAGAGGAGTTTCTTGATAAGGTTTGGACGAATGTTATTTCTCCGATCATGTCGGGAAGTTATTCCCGTGAAATATGCGACTTCTTGGACAAAGGTTTGAATTACGACAAGGACACTCAAGATGCTTTGGCCGCTGGTGTAGTGAAAGGCCGTAACGAAAACATCAATAAAATGAAAGAAGAACGTGGGGATGGGTTACCTAAAGGGATAACGAGTGTTCCGGGAAATCCTAATATGCGAAAAAGAAGCTCTATCGTTGAGGCTGCTTTAAATGCTTGATTATTAACTGTTATAAATTTTAAAAAGATGAAAGTATTTAGTTTTTTGAAAAGAGAGAAATGGACGGTTCTTTCCGTCCTGTTGACGCTTATTTGCGTCTTTGTTGGTGGCGGTGTACTTATGGCTGATGCTACTGTAATTACACCGGGTTCCACACCATCTCCGGGAAATGCAGGCGAACCTACTCAATTACCAGGTAGCCCTACAACTGTTTCCGGAGTATCAGATGCTACTGGAGGTGTTGGTGGAGGCAATCTTATCCAACCGGATATTGATGACGATATTTTCCTGATTGGTACGGATGAAACCGTCTTGGATGGTATCATGCGTAAAGCCAAGAAGAAAGTTCGCGTTACAGGGTTTGAAGTGGACCACTTTGTTATCGATGAACAGAAATCTTCTGTGTTCACTACTGAAGATTATACTTTTGCTGGTGACCAGCAAGCTCCTATCAGTGTCCCTTCGGATGACCGTGGATTATTTCAGGAAAATGGTACGGTGTTGGTGAAAGGAGTCAACGGATATACCGAAGATGGAAAAACGGAAATCAAGGGAGTGGACCTTATGCTGTTTATTACGGGAAAAGATTCGAGTGGCAAACCTATTGTCATGGCAATTAATGGTCCGAAGACGAATGAGGGTGATGCCTATTGCAAACTTCCTACAATTCCCAAAGGAACAGAAATTGTTATTTTGACAAATGCATGTGCTGAAACTCAAAAGGAAGTTGCTCCTGATGTTGTATTCCCGACTCCTAAGCGAGTTTACTTACAGAAGACTATCATGAATGAGGTAGTATCTGACTATTTCGATGCCCAGAAAAAACGTATTCCTTTTAATCAGGCCCAAATTGCTGAAGCTATGATTAAGCAACACCGTAGAAAGAATAATCGTTCTTTATGGGTGAGCCATAAGGGTAAATTAATGGTTGACCGTGGTAAAATGGGGCGTCAGTTGGTATATACTTCCGAAGGTGTTCGTTGGCAATTTAAACGTGAGTATGAACATATCGGCCCGTGGACATTTGCTGATATTATTGCTTTAGCAAAATTGAAATTCACAGGTCAGAACTGTTCTAAAGAAGCATGGTGGCTTATGGGGCGTGATTTATTGGAGCAAATTCAGAATATCGATTTCACCAAACACAAGGACATCACAATGACTTCCGATCAACAATGGGGGTTCTCATGTACTAAACTTCACACTGTGTTTGGAGACTTCTATTTGAAGCATGAACCGACTTTGGATTATCTGGGATATTCTTGTAGTGGTGGCATTCTTGATATGTCCGGTATTGTTCGCTACTATATCAAGAACGAAGAAACCAGTTCTGAAAAGATTGAGGGTGAAGAAGCAAAGAGAAAAGCAATCATTTCTATCAATGCTTTGGCGTTGAAAGGCTATTCTCATATCTGGGTCAATGGTGAAGATATTGATGGTGATAATATCCCTGGTGCTTCGGCTATCACTAATTGGAGCAATGCTACCAATGCACCTGAAAATCCAAAGTTGAATGATGTTATTTATTTAACTGCTGCTTGTGCCGCAATTACCGGATCGAAGACGGGTGAAATCTATCAGTATAATGGTACTACCTGGGAGAAATATACGGGTGTAATTTATGCTCAAAATTGATTCTGTGAAATGTAGGGGCGGAGTATAGTACTCCGTCTCTTAATTTTTAATTATATGAAAATTTACAAGAAAAAATACGCAATTTATGGGATGATAGAACAAAGTTCTGTTTTCCCTATGGGTACTGGACATGTTCGTGTTGACTTCCGTCATGGTTCTTTAACAACGGCTGGTATTGTCCCTGCCACATACACTACTTCAAATCCAGTAATTCAGCAAGCTATTGAAAATTCTCCCAAATTTAAAGCGAGGATTATCAAAGAGATAGAATCTGTTCTGATTCGAGATACGGGTACATTGCAAGTTCAAAGAGGAGGCACTCAGAAGTTTGATAAAGTTGTTGTGGAAAGTACAGAGCAAGATACTACTTCTGATATATCAGAATCTGGTGAAATAAGTGGCGGTGCTGGGGTGTATCCAGATGTGAAGAATTCGCAGCAAGCGAAAGATATCTTAATGGGTGAACCTTATAATATCCCTCTTGCTGATCTTGGTAATAAAGCTGCAATACAGGCTAAAGCTGCTGCAACTGGTGTGTCATTCCCTAACTGGAAATAATGATGACTGAACAGGAAATCATAAGTAAAGTCAAAGCAATACTCAACGAAATAGGAGAGGAAGAAACTCTTTCTCTCCTATCAGAAGATACGGTCAAGATTGAAGAGTATATAAAAGCGGTTATACCAGATGCTGTAAGTTTGGTACAAATGAATTCTCCTGTTAGATGTGTCAATAAGAAAAATGGTGTTTCTTCTGATGCTACTGTGACCTCGGATAGTGAGGGGAAATGTCTTATACCTGTTCCTGATGATTTTGTCTCTTTGATTGCGATCAAACTTTCTAATTGGAAGAGAACTTGTATTGTAGCTTTTGATTTAAACTCAGAGGAATATAAACAGCAATGCAACTCTTATACAAGGGCTGGGAGTTACAAACCTGTGTGCATAATGGGATATAATAACTCTGGTAATAGAGTACTAATGCTATACTCTGCAAAGTCTGATTCTAAATTAGAAATGTTCGTGTATGAAGCGAAATATACCCTTGGTACAGACTTAGATATTGATCAGAATGAACCTGTATCGCAAGCTATCTGCTATATGGCTGCTAGTTTAGTGTATTCTATCTTTGAGAATAAAGTAACATCTCAAGAGATGAGGAACATTGCAGTCAGTCTTATTCCACAAAAGTAATATGTATCATATAGATGAAGAAAATAGCGACGTTATTTTTGAGGTAAATGGTAATAAGGTTGCCTTGAAAATAGTTTCTTCTCCCGGAGAAGGTGGGGGAGGATCATCTATCTATTTGATAAAAGTAGGGGATACTACAATTCCTACGAATAAAAACACATATTCAGCCTTAAGAATATTGGCTGAGATTGCAAATAACAATGAGATCTTAAAAGATATATTCCTCCGTAAGGACAAAATCGATAGTACTGACTATCTATTACGTCTTTTTGGAGGCTTAGAGGTTGGCGAAGCCATAGATTCACTTATCGCGGGCAAGGGCATAATTGCTGAAAATGGACGAATACAGGCTGACCGCATGGAGTTGCGGTCATCGCTGACCGTTTTAGAGCTTATCTTCAACCGCTTGTCTGCTATGGAGAGCGATTATTCATTTTCTGAGTCAGGGACTATTGAGAGCGTCGAACTCCTGGAAGACGGCACATATCGGCTTCCACTGCGTAAACGTTGGGAGAATGATTTCACAGCTCTTGACGAAAATGATGTCGTTTATGGCGTGGTGAATAATCTTGCTTCAGGTACCGGAGATTATTATACTTCCTGGTTGCGTGTCCTGAATGTAAACACAGTGGCCAATACCATAACTGCCGTCATGTACCCGGATGATGAAGTGCCGGGCGGCAAGAACT